TCAAGTTCCATGCTTCGTACGAGGCCTCATGGCTTTAAAGATGTCACTAACACGTGTCACTAGAGCAGAGCGGGTCTTAGACAACGCTGTGTCTTTCGGTCAATTGACCTCTTCCGGTAAGGATTTCCTTACCGCTGCGCTTGATCCTTTCCATGATACACAATTGAAAGATCTGCAAGGATGGCCGGACTTGGAAACAAGTGCGTCTGTCGTTCGTTTGATAAAACAAACTGCGTCCATTAGTGTCCCCAGTACTGTTACAGGTAACTGGGATCTATATGTTGACCTTTGGCCGTGGTTGAACAGCCTTCCGATGCTGTCAACCGCCGCTGGCGGAGGCTCCCGTGTTAATAATGTAGCCACAATTGATTTATCTCAATCCGCCCTTTCAACCAATTTGGGAGGTCTCACATTCTTTGCCGCACCAGCTGGCACACCCGTCGATTACGGCAGGACGTCCCAGTTTATTGATTCCCTCACCCTTGACGATTCTTTCGCTAAGGGTGCCCAGCGGATAGTAGGCATAGGGTTTGAGGTTGTCAACACTACTGCAGAAATATACAGACAGGGCCAGGCCCTTGTATATCGTCAGTCCAACGGGAGTAACATTCCGACGGATTTCACCACCGTGGTATTGACCCCTGCACCTATTAATGCAGGTTCTGTCACTGTATGCCCCGTACAGTGCCCCCCTAATTCTATTGCAGATACAATGCTTATACCTGGCACCCGACAATGGGCAGCTGCAGAGGGTTGTTATATTGTTGGTGCTTATGTGGGTCAGGACAATCCCCCACACATGGTTGGTTATACCCCTCCAATGGTGTACGCCAACGATGCGAACACTGACACCGCTTTTAACGATCCAACTACCGCTCTCGTAAATAACTCCCCCATGTTGGTTGCATTACCATTGCAAAATACCATTGGCACACTAATTACCTATGCTCAACCTGCGTGCATCGTCCATCCGCTGCACACTTGTGGTGCTAGGTTTACTGGTCTGTCTCCCCAATCATCGTTTTCCATTTCTTTCAATATATACCTTGAGACGTTCCCGACACCTGCTGATTCTCAGATTATGGTGTTGGCGACCCCATCTGCTCAATATGACCCTTATGCACTTGAGATCTTTTCTCATTCCATGACTCAACTTCCGGTTGGTGTTATGGTACGAGAAAATGGCCTCGGTGACTGGTTTGCAGATGCCATTCAAAGCGCCTCTAAGGTTTTCGCACCGGTTGCTGATACTGCAGGGTTCCCATTAGTGGGAGCCGGCTTACGTGCTGCTGATAGTGCTGTCAATGCTTGGCGTAGTTCCAACGCTCCGAATACCAAGAAAACTAGGAAAAATGATCTTCCAAGGCAGAGGAAGAAAAAGAAACAGCCACAACAAACAAAACCAAAAATGCCCCCCGCGTCGAGGGCCCCTCGGAACCAGAGGAGGCGAGGTCGAGGCTAATTGGTTACAGTGCAGTCGGGCTTCGTGCCTTGGGCCTTGCAACCCCACTTAGACGAGCATGCCATCCCCTTGCACAATGGGGAACCCGTCTTTTGGCGGGTGGTGGTCCACCAAGGACATCCAACTGGCCGGCCAGTTTGGATTAGCCGTTTCCGGAAACGCCCA